ACAGGGTATGTAGGAGCAGGAGCTTTCCCAACTGAAGGAAGTACTATTAGTTTAATTTCTAATAAATTTACAACTGATACTTATAATTTTATACCAACTAATAAGTTTAAATATTATAGGTCTAATGTTTTATATGGTAATAATAGTACTGACTTAAATACATTATTAGGATTAGCTTCAACAGCAACTCCAAATTTAGGTTCAGGAGATTATAATTATGCAGATTTTATTAATCCATCAACAGGAAGTTATTTATATTTAATATGGGATTTTAGAACAGCAACTCCTGTGGAATTATGTCAGGGAACTGATATTTCAGATGTTTGTTGTTTCTGTTCTGTACTACCATTATACTAAAAAAATATGGCAACAAGTTCAACATTTTATTTAAACGGACCATCTCTTGCATCAGCAACAGCAGCTTTTACTGATGATAATCTAACTATTTGTGCAGCGGATGGATTCTATTCTGATGGAGTTATAGTTAGAGAACAAGTTGATTGTGTTTTATTACCACAACAAACTTGCCCTGCTTGCGCTATTCCTTGTGGAGAAGCTATTTCAGCAAGTGGAGGTTCAGGAATTTATGTAGTAAACTTAGAAACAGGTACAGATATAGGAGCTATAATTATTAGATTTGACCCTTTTGGTGTCCCTGATGGTATTAGGGTTAGTTTTAATTCATCTGTATATAATAAACTTACCTCTCCTATTGATGGATTACATCAAAGTACAGTTTCTACAAATTTTACAGTTATTGGAGCTACAGGTGGGGATTGTGGTTTGATAGGTAATACTACAAACTTTCCTGCATTAACTGAATTTTTATATAATGGTACTGCATTTGTAGCAACAGGTAATACGCAATCAGTAACTATTTATCCGGGAGATGTATCATTAAATGTAGGAGGACCGGGAAATTGTATGTTAGTTATACCAAAAGCAGCAGCATCTCCATCAATATTAAATATTGAAATAATAGGTCCTTGTGGTGGTACAGCGTGGGATATTGAAGCAAATTGTCCTGAATTATTAACAGGTTTTGCATCAAGTATTAGGTTTGAAAGTTCAGCATTAGCTTGTGGTGCATTAGAAAATCAAATATATTATAGTGCATCATTAAATAATATTCCGGGAAGTATTGATGTATATGATTTTGTATATTCAGATAATATTGGCTCAATACCATTAGCTAATGGATTTTATTATGCTCCGGGAGTTATATCGGGTGGAGCTGATTGGTTTCAAGTAACAAATGGAGTTGTAGTAGCAGTAGGTAATTGTCCTTAATAAAAATAAATTATGCCAAATTATACATTAACATATAGCGAAGCAGTAGGAGGTTGGGTTTCTTATTATTCTTTTAATCCTGATTGGATGATTGGAATGAATAATTACTTTTATACATTTAAAGGTGGGGAATTATATCGTCATAATACAAATGAAGTACGTAATACATTTTATTCTCAATGGTGGATAAGATTAGGAGAACCACAAAAAGCTACTTCTCCATCTACATTACAATCTGTATTCAATCAAAGTGTACTTGAAAACAAATTATTTAAAACTATAAATTTAGAGGGAGATTCTATTTGGGATGTTCAATTAGAAACTGATTTACAAGTTTCAGGTTATATAGATTCAGAGTGGTTTGAAAAGAAAGAAGCTGCTTACTTTGCTTTTGTAAGAAATAATAACGAAGGAGAACTCGCACTTAGAAGTTTAAATGGTATTGGAAGAAGCAAAACTGTTGTTTTAGGAGCAACAGCAGTAGTTAAATTTTCAATAGACCCATTAATAGTTATTGGTAATATAATTAGTGTTGGAGATTTACTTTATTTTTTAAGTGGTACAGACCCAAAACTTGCAGGAAAAGTAAGTTTAATTGAAGTTGATTATCCAAATAATATAAATCAAGTATCAATAGATACAACAATACCGAATACATTTGTTATACCAAGTAATACAGAGTATTATTTATATATTAAAAATTCAGTTGCAGAATCTCACGGTGTATTAGGTCACTATTGTACGTTCAATATTCAGAACTATTCTACATCTAAAATTGAGTTATTTGCTATTCAATCTGAAGTAATGAAAAGTTTTCCATAAATTTAATATCTTTGTAATTAGATGGCATTAACTATAAGAAAACTTAATAGTACTGATTACGAAGGCATTTTATTAAAATGGTGGAATGATTGGGGATGGTTAGCTCCTGAAAAAGATTTTCTTCCTAATAATGGAGAAGGTGGTGTTATTGTTTATGACGATGAAATACCTGTATGTGCAGGGTTTATGTACCTAACAAACTCAAGCGTTGCTTGGATTGATTGGATTATATCAAATAAAGAATACCGTAAGAAGCCACATAGGAAAGAAGCTATAGAGTTATTAATCGCATCCTTAACCAATATATCAAAAGAATCAGGAAGCAGATATGGTTATGCTCTTATAAAGAATAAAAGTTTAATAGAAGTGTATGAGAACTTTGGATATATCAAAGGAGATTCATATACAAGCGAAATGATAAAAGTATTATAAATATGGCAGCATTTACAACAGTAGCAGCAGGAATAGGATTAGCAGCTGCATTAGGAAGTACAGGAATGTCTTTTGCTCAGGCAGGTAAACAAAAGAAATTAGCAGCACAAGCTAAAGCCGAAGCTGATATGGCTATGGCTAAAGCTAAACAAGCTCTTGACGTTAATTTCTACGCCTCACAAGGCATTAAAAAAGAACCTTATGAATTAGAGCGTGAAGCATTATTATCTCAAGGAGCGCAAGCTATTGAGGCAGGAGTGCAAAGCGAAAGAGGCGCAGCAGCTACAGCAGGTAAAGTTCAGATGGCTATGAATGAAGGTCAGGCAGGAATAAGAACTGCAATGGGAAATGAAATGACTGCTCTTGAAAATAAGAAATTAGCAGAAGATAGTCGTCTTCGTGATGTTGGTGTTCAAATTAATTTAGGAGAAGCTGAAGGAGCGCAATTAGCAGCAAGAGATGCTGAAGAAGCAAGAGCCGCAGCAATAAATCAAGGAGTTCAAGGAATTACAAGTTTAGCAAGTCAAGTAGGAGAACTTGCTCCTTTATTTGAAAAAAGTGCATCAGCTAAACAATTTGGTAAATTACAATCTTCTTATGGAGAAGCAGCTAAATCAGGAAAATTAGGCTCTCAATTTAAAGATGTAAATGGAAATCCAATTCCATTCCAACAGGCTGTTAAAATAATGGGCGGACCAACAGGAACAGGTTATGGATTTGATGTATCGGGATTGGGTGGTATGGAAGCGCTTCCATTTCAAAACTATATGACAGGGCAATCTGCTCAGAATTTAAAGAAAATGAGTGGATTTGATTTTTCTAAATAAAAAAATATATGTCATACTATAAATACGCAGAACGGGACGAATCAGTACAGGTAAATTGGGCTGAGATTGGCAAAAACCTTACAGATACTTTTAAAGAACAGGTACGTGTTAGAGAAGAGAAGAAAGCAGCTATTGATGCAGCTACTCGTGAATATGATATTACTTTAAATACTGCTCCTCAAGGAGAGTTTCAAGATGGTAATAAATTTACCAATGATTATGTTGCAACAGCACAACAACAAAGATTAATGGATGATAAGTTATTGAAATCAGGTCAAATGGATTTAAAGACTTATACCACAAGAAGACAAAATTATGTTGATGGTACTACACAGTTATTTGACTTACAAACTAAATTCCAAGAGGTTTATGCTGAAAGGATGAAGGGTATTGTCGATGGTACATTAACTGCACAAAATAGTTATGAATTAAGTCAAGTACAAGGATTTGGAGACTTCTCAAAATCTCAAGCATTAATTAATCCTGTTGATGGAAGAGTTAATATTGGTATGACTCAAATGATAAATGGTGTAAAAACTGTTGTTCCAAATAGTAATATACCTGTTAATGTTTTAATGGGTAAAATACAAGGTGCATTACCTACATTCGATGTAGATGGTACTACAAAATCACTTGTAGATTCTCAAGGAGATAGAGTATTTACTTTATTTAAAGCAGGCACATTAGCAGGAGCAGGAAGTATTACTGAGCTTACAGGTGTTGATGCTATATCAAAATTTGGTAAGGGAGAATGGAATGAAGCGGCTAAAGCAATAAATGAGTCAATATCAAATAGTGTTGGCGCTATGTTCTCAAACCCAAGAAATCTCGTATCTGTGCTTACTCAAAATGTCGGAGGTTATTCAGCAGAGTCATTTACTTATGATAAAGCTGAAGCAGCTAAAGACCCAAATAAGATTTTATTAAAACCGAGTACAGATGGTAGTCCGGGAGTTATGGATGAAAGCGGTCCTAATTATAAAGCTCAAAGAACAAAAGCTGAAGAATGGGTTACTAAATCTATAAAGTCACAGATGGATGCTAAGGTTGGCATTTCTCCAACAGCACAGGCTCAGTTACAAGAAAGAAGACCGAAAACTCCATATGAATATGGAGCAGATGCTGAATTAGAAACAGCAAAGAATCTTGCGCAGAATTTAGTATATGCTCTTACAGGAAATGCTAATCAAGCATCAGCAGGTACTAAATATGTTTCTTCAAGAACAGGTCTACCGTTTACAAAAACTAAGACAGGTTATACTGTTGTTGATGAAAATGGAAATACTCAGACATTCAATTTCAAAGAAAATGGTAAACTTGCAAATCCAACTGAATTTGTTAAATCATTTATAGGTACTATATCTAAAAAATTACAAATTTCAGAAGATGCTGTATTAGAACAATTCGGTAAATTCCTTCCTAAAGGAGCTAAATTAAATGAACTTACAGAAGCGAGCGGATTTGAAGCTAAACCTAAACCAATAACAGGTTTAGAAGCACTTGGACAACATATAGATAAAACAGTTTCTAAAGACCCATTTGAATTAGGAGATAAAAATAAAATAGCTAATGCTTTAACTCAACAGATTTCAGGAACAGGGTTTAGAGCTAAATCATCAGACATACCTTTTAATGAAAAAATTTATGTGGTAAATGCAGATGGTAAAGAATCTCCATTATATGATATTAAGAAAAATAAACTTTGCTTTCATATAATCTTCTTCTTGTTAAACCTGCAACTTCTTTTTTATTTACTTTATTCCACTTTAAAAATTCTAATTCAATAGATTTATCATTGTGGTTAATGTTTACTTTTTTTAATAATGTGCTATTTGTAAAAGCAGCTATTCCAATATTATATGCCAATGAAACTAAAGCATTAAATTGATTTTGATTTAAAGGACTTGTAACTAATTTAGAAACTTTACTTGCAAATTTATCAGCTATGTGTTTAAACATTTCAAACGCCTGTACTCTTGTAATTGGTTTATCTAATAAAGTTACTTTTGTACCATTTGTATAGTAGGTATTTCCGAATCCTATTGTTGGTACTTTTGCAGAACATAAATAAGGTTTAGCACTAAAACCTTCAAACTCCGTAATAAGTAAATAACCACTATTATTTAGTTTCATTATTTTTGTTTTTTTCCATTAAATACCATCTGCGTAAAGTATAACCTGAAGCTAACATAAATGCTAAAACTTTCATTGTAGCATCTACATTAGCAAAAGATATTGCAAAATACGTTCCTGTTAAAAGTGATAATTTCAAATCTAAAAAATATTGTCTCATTTTCTTAATCGTTCTACTATATTGGTAACACCTTCAATTCCTATATAAGCTGTAGCAATAACAACCCAATCAGAAGAAGTTAATGTTTGATTAAATAAACCAAAACAAGCAATAACAAAAACTAATAATTTTCTGCTTATTAATTTATTTAAAATAACATCAAATTGTTGCCTGCTCATTATTATTTAACTTGATAAAGTTCTTTAACAAACAAATTAATATCAGTAAATTTTTTATCATTAATAGGTAAAGATAAATCTAAAAATATTAAACCTTCATTAGTTCCTGATAACATTTGGCTATCTGATACAATTTCATAAGCGTTTGAAACACCATCAATTTCAAATGATTCAAAAGTATAGTCTATTGAATTTAATTTAAATCCGTTTTTTGTAGTTGTAATTTTCATAGTTATATTGATTTAATTGCTCTTGCCATTGATATATTTGCTGAATCTGCTACATTAGATAATGTTATAGAAAATAGAATATAATTATCTACATTAGTAGTAAAAGTAGTAGAACTTATAGCAAAAGTTGCATTATAATCATTAAAATTAGTTGCTGTTGCTCCCATTCCTGATATTGTATTAGAGTTTATTCTAAAAGTTCTAATACCTTGAGCAAATAGATTCGTAAATCCCATACCTGAACTTAAAGTACCTATTAATGTAGCCCCTGTTAAAGTATTAGATGTATTTTTATACATTCTAAAAGCCACTTGTGCGTTCATTCCTGTTTTACTAATTCTACATAAAATATCTAACATTCCATTACTTGAAAAAGTATCAGCAGGTATTAATAAAGATTGACTTAATGTTTCTGTTAAAGTCCCTGTTATAGTAGTGCCATCTGAATAATTTGCTGCTACTAATTGAGGATTTGCAGAATTATTATAAACTTCTGTAAAGTTTTCATTTACTTTTGTAAAAGCGTTTCTTAAAGCATCACCCGTTCCATCGTTTGGTGTTGTGCCTATGTTAATTGTTTGTTTTGCCATTTTTTATTTATTAAATTAATGTTTGGTCTGAGGTTATTAATGTTGAATCTACTTTATAAGCTGTTGAATCTACTGTTAAAGGCACTTGTGCAATTATTTCTAATAATGTTTCACCTGAATAAGATACTGAATAACTTGAACCCCAATTAATAGAGTTATTTGTTGAACCTTGTCCCCAACCAATATTATTATCTACACCTTCACCCCAATTTATATCATTTGCCATTTTTCAATTTATTTAAAAAGATTTCTAATTTCTTTACATTAGTTTCTTTTGGTTTGTATGTTTCTTTTATAGCACCCATCCTGAAAAATTTGCATCTTTATCAGGGTATACATCTGCATTTGAATTTAGATTATATTCAGGAAATAAAGATTGGTTAAAAGTCATATAGTCAATAAATCTATTTGTATAGCTTTGTGCTGTATCACGTGATTTTTCAATCAAATAATCTATTTCTGTTTTATCTACTACTGTACTATTTTCAGAATTATGTTTAAATACACCTTTCTCGCTTATTTTAATAGATGCATAAGGTAAAAACTCTACCATAGTCCAATGTACTACCATCATTTTAATATAATCGCTTAAAAGCGTTGTATAGGGTGATGCTAAATTACCTGCTACAATTCCATCGTTAATTTTATTATATAATTTAGTGCCTAAATAATTTTGTATATGAACCTGTTGTGCTTGAAAAATATATTGTGTATATGTATCAGGGTCAACATTACCATTTAAAATAGTATATTTAACTAAATCGTTTGTCGTTATAAATAATGCTTTTGCTGCCATTTCTTATTAATTTGTATATCCCATTTTATCCCAATACTCTTTTGTGTAACCTTTTGTAGGCATATCGCTTGGCTTCATAGAAACTTCTTTTTCATTTCTAATTCTATATCCGTATCTTTCAGCTATTGCTATTGATAAAGGTTCTGCATTAGGGTTTGTAGGGTCTATTTTTGTTTCAAAACTTGCGTATGTTCTACGTAACCATTTATGGTTGCATCGAGGTCCGCCCTTCCAAAGCCATATAGAATATGTATCAGAACCACCTTTTCCAAAACCTGAATTTACTACTTGTGATTCCATTGCAATAATATCTTCTTTACGATATACTTTTTTAGCACGTATCATTTTACTACAAAATTCACGTTCACCTGTTAAATTACCACTATAAACATATCTTGTAATAAATTGAACACCATCGATTACTTTATCTTGTTCAGGACTTTTAATTAATGGTTTTGCAGTTCCTGTAGAAGTGATAAATTTCCACATTTTAGATAATGTACTTTTCTTTTTATTATTTAAAGCATTTATTTCAGCATCTAATTCTTCTTCTGTATCGTAATCAACTTCTGTTTCATCAATTAAAAACCATTCATTGCTTAATTCTTCACCTTTTTCAATTAAAGCATCTGCAATACTTTCAGTAGATAAATTATGTGAACACATTTTAACACCTGTTTCTTCTTCCATTGTTTCGTTGTTCATTCCTGATACATCAACAAATTCTAAAGGTTGTATTGTTTTAAAATATAATTTTAATGAAATACTATTAACAGCTAATATTTCATCAATAGCATCAATTATTTCTAATTGGTATGGTTTAATAACTATATTATCAAATAATAAAGTAGCAGTTTTAATTTCATCTGCATTGTTACCAAGTCCACCATCACCCGTTCTAATACCTAAAAGCATTGGTGAAGTAACTCTATGACCTACAATTAATTTATCAAAACATTCTTTAGATAAATATTCGTAATGTGCAGGTGCATCGTTTAATGGTAAATCTTCAACTGTAGTTTTACTTTCTGCATTAGCGTTAAAAGCAATAATAACTTTTTCGCCTCTTGCACCTGTTAATTTACCCATTACATCACGCTTCATTTTATCACGCATTTCCTCTGAAGGAATACCATTATTGAAGTTAATTACCTTTGTACCACTAAATCCGTTTTGTACATCGTTTATTTGATAATCAGCAATATTTTCTTCTAATAAAGCATAAGGTAAAGAACCTGAATAATCTATTGGCGAATAATAATCAAAACCTGATACATAAGGTTGTATTACATATATTTCAACTTCATTTCCGTTACCAAAACCAAAAGAAACTAATGTAAAAAAATTAGAAATCTTTTTAAATAAATTAAAGAATGGCAAATAATATTAATTGGGGCGAAGGAGTAGATAATAACATTGGTTGGGGTCAAGGTTCAACTAATAATTCTATTGATTGGGGTTCAAGTTATTCTGTATCTTATTCAGGTGAAACATTATTAGAAATAATTCCTTTAGTTTCTTTAACAGTAGATTCAACAGCGTATAAAGTAGATTCAACATTAATTAAAGCAGACCAAACATTAATTTAATATGCCTAAAAAGAATATTGAAATAGGTAGAACACCAAACGATGGAACGGGTGATAATTTAAAAATAGTTATTGCTAAAGTAAATGAAAATATTGATGATATTTATGCTGAAAAGCAAGATA